ACTGCCTTTACTCACTTGTTCCGTGGCCGTAGCTGTACTGACCGCGAGATTAGAATACAGTGGGGCGCAGATTGGCATGATGTTAGCGTTGAGCAATCACTTGCTAACTACGCCTTTCAGAATGATCTAATGGCGTTTGACGATGATACTTTTGCAGATGTTGAGGGCATTCTTTACAACTGGAAAGCTCAAGCATTAGGCAGGCGTATTATCGTTGACACTACCGAGCGACCAGCAACAATCCAATTGCCTGATCCAGATACTATTGATGCAACCACTAGAGCTAGCGGCATCGCTAACTTTGCAGATGTTTATCAATACTACTTGAACAGCGCGATTGATGAATGGAAATTAACAGGTAATTGGAGACTTGGACAATGAGTGTAAATACAACTAAGTTTAGTTTCTCATGGGGCGGCGTTGCTGCCCGTGGTTTTGCTGATGGCGATGCCGTTAGCGCAGAGTTTGATAACGACTCGAGCACTAATTATAGCGGCGTTAAAGGTGAAGGCTCAACAGTAGTCGGCATTGATAGACGCGCCACTATTACCGTTAGAGTGCAGGGCGATAGCTCTACGGTTGCCGCTTATGAGGCATTAAACAAAGCTGCGCAAATCGGTGAGATTAGCGATTCTGTTCCTTACATTTTCAAACAGGTTATAGGTAAAAATACTACTGTTTGGTCTGGCACTGCTAGTCTTAAAAAGCTAGCGCCTAGCACTGCTAACCGTGATATGCCAGAAATCGAATTTGTATTTGGTTCGTCTGATAGCGAGAAGGTGACGCTTCGTGGCTAGTGAATTCACAGAAACATCAACCATTGACGGTAAAGACTACCAGTTTCAACTGCTAAGCCTTAGTGATGCGCTTGAAGTAGAAAGTCAGGTTGCGGCTTTAGTTGCTGGCATGATGGGAAAAGGCGAGCGTGATCATGCGCTGCTTTTTTCTATCGGCAAGAAAGTCTGCGTTGGTCTTACCGTTGATGATTTTGAAGTGAAAGATTTAGACGCAGAGTTTCGCGGAAAAGTTTTGCTTTTTAACAAAGTAATCATTGCGGGGGTAAAGGCTAATTTCCCTGATTTTTTTACAGTGTTGATGGGGTCAGAAGATTCACCTATCGCGGAAGCACTGAAACAGTCAGGGTTGGAAATCGCAGTTTAAATTTTGGCTATATAAAAACAAGCTACGGCGATAAAGATGCAGCAATATTCGCCGTGGCCGAACATTTTAAAATAAGCCCGCTGGAAATACATCGCGAGTGGTCTTACCCGATGTTCTTAAATTCCATTGAACGTATGGCGGTATTAAATGAGATCGAAATGCGAAAAGCAGAAGCAATGGAGACTAAACCGTAATGGCTAAAACAATCGTTGAAGAGCTAATTGGTTTAGTTGGTCTAGAGATTGACAGCGCATCCTTTAAAAAGGGTGAGGCTCAATTCGACAAAGTCAAAAAACAATTCGATTTAGTTTCACGATCTGCCCAGCGGTTAACCGTTGCGGCTGCGGCTGTTGCTGGCCTAACCGTTCTCACTAATAAGCTAACCGCTGAACAACAACGCATGGCTGATTCTGTTGGCATATCATCTGACGCTCTTGAAGCCTATGGAACTATTGCCAAAAGCGCTGGGCTAAATGTTGATAATGTGGTCGATCTTGTTGAAGAATTGAATAACAAGTTTGGTGAGTCCAAAGGCTTAGAGGAAATGACTACGCCTGTAATGGAATCAATGAAGATTCTAGGCTTAGAGTTTGAAAACCTTAAGAAATTAAAGCCAGAAGATCAATTTTTTCAGATACTAGACGCGGCAACCAAGCTAGGCGATGCACAAGCAGGCAGTAGCGCCGCTGACATACTTTTGGGCGGTGAGGCGAGTAAGTTTATAGGTTTACTAAGAACTCAAGACAAGACCTTAGAGGAGCTTATAGCAACGCAGAAGGCTTACAACTTATTGACCGATCAAGGCCGAAAAGATGCAATGGCGTTCAATAATGCCTTTCAAGATTTATCGGTTATTATCGGCAGCGGTACAAAGCAGCTAGCGGCTTATCTTGGTAAGGGTATGCTGCCAGTTATCAAAGCGGTTAATGAGTGGGTTCTGAAAAACAAAGAGCTATCGCAAACCATTGTTAAGGTTTTCTCTATTGTTATTCCAGCGGCTTTAGCGGTTGCGGGTATAGCGGTGCTGGCGTTAACTGCAAAATTGATAGTAATGGGGCTTGCGGTCATTGGTGTAACATTGCCAGTGTTAGGTTTGATTGCTGCAATAGCGGTTGGCGCAACGGTTTTTGGCCTGATAGTGCAGGACATTTATAAATTCATATCAACGGGCGGCGAAGCCAACACCGTTATCGGCTCGCTGATTGATACGTTTTTAGAGTTTACAGGCTTGGGCAATGTTTTCTCTTTCATCGGTGAGGGTATCGACTACGCCATTCAAGGCATGAAACAGCTAGCGGGGCTTGTTAGCGGGTTTACTTTTGGCTCTATCGGTGAGGGTATAAGTGACTTTTTCGGCGGCTTCGGTGCGCCTTCTGCCCTTGCTGGTATCCCTTTAGCGGCTGGCGGTGGTACAGTCGGCGGCAGTAGCATTAGCAACACCACTAACAACAACTCTAGCGCAGGCGTAACAGTTAATGCGCCTAACCTTGATCGTGGTGAAATGACTAGCATCGTTGAGCAAGAGAACGCACGCGCAGCCAACGCTAACAGCACAGGGTTTGAAAGATAATGGCGCTAATATTTAACAACAATTTATTGAATCAATTGTTTGGCAAAGAGTTTAACAAAATATCAGTTGTGCCAATTGATGTGACGATTAGCGAAACCCATACGCGCAATCAATCCATCACGCGCCGAACTATTGAAGGCGGTAGCACTAAAGTTGATAACATTATTATCTTGCCTAATGGCGTATCAATGAATTGCATAATAAAGAGCGATTTGTTTGGGGACTCATTTGAGGAAAAGCTAGCCAAGATTGACCAGATAAGATTAGCCCGAGAACCGTTTGATATTGTCACAAGCCTTGGCACTTATGAGTCAATGTTTTTTGATGGCGCAATCAATATTAGCCGCGAGACTTCAAACAATACCGTCTTAGCTTTTACGGCTACGTTCTCGCATTTGGATTTTATAAAAACAGATACCACGACTGTTGATTTAGAATCAAGCGCAAAAGATGCGGCGGGCAAACGCACTAACGGCGCTGCGGTAGATGTAGGCAAAAAACAATTACAAGAAGAAGCAGATTCATCTGTTTTATTTGATTTAGTTGGCGGGGTATTTAGCTAATGATCGTACCACTGCAAGAGCTAAATGATTACACCATGCGAATTGACATAGAAGGCGCGGCGAATACTCTGCGGATTTACTGGGTTGAATTCTCAGAAACCATTAGGCCAGATATGCAAACCGATGGTTTTTGGTTGATGGATATTAAAAACAAAATGTTCGACATTAAAGGCATTAAGCTTGTCGGCGGTTGTGAATTAATGTGGCCTTATGCGCAAATCAACTTTGGCGGGTTTTACATGGCTGACACTACAGGCGCTAGAACTGATCCAGACTTTGAAGGCGTTGGCGATAGATGGCAGCTTTATTACATAACGGCGGCTAACATTGAAGCGTTTAGACAGGCGTTGAACCTTGAGACTATTTAAGCCCGATGCCTATGCAATCATTACCGCTGGTGATCAGCGCATAGATTTATCATCTGTTAGCCCAATAACAGGCAGGCGTTTAGATATTGCATTCAATTGTTTTCTATCTGAAACCAGCGAGCCTAATACTGGCGAGTGTACCATTTATAATCTAACGCAAAGCACGCGCAACGCTATTGTCAAAGACGCTAAAATAGAAATCTTTGCGGGTTACAATGGCATCTACCGATTAATTTCTGTTGGCGATGTGGTGACGGTTAGCAACAGAAACCCCTCTACCGATTGGGAAACCAAGATAACTTGGGGTGATGGTCAACGCGCCTATTTAGATACTAACTTTAGCAAGTCGTATAAGGAAGGCGTGAAGGTTCAAACCATTCTAGACGATCTAACATCTAGCTTTGGGATTGCGGTTGATACCGTTGGCATTGAAGGGCAAATTAACGGCGGCTTATCCGTTGATGGTAAAACCAAAGACCTGCTAAATAGTTTTACAAAAGATTACGGCATTGAGTGGACTATACAAGATGATGTAGTGCAAGTTGTTAACGGCGGCGAACCTGTTGATAATGAAGCTATTTTGATTAACGTTGATACTGGCCTGCTAGAGTTCCCGCAAATCAGTGAGAAGGGTATAGACTTTACAGCGCAGTTAAATACCGATCTGCGCCCTAACAAGTTGGTTGAGATTGAATCGGCAGGCTCTAGCACTATTGCATCTGAGACAAAACAAAATATCCCAACATCTGCAAACGGTGTTAATATTATTCAGACTGTTAGATTCTTTGGTGATAATTTCGGCGGGCAATTCGCAGCAATGTGCAAGTGTAAAGCTTATGACGGATAAAAAAGAACTACCAACCAGCGCGGCTTTTGCCATGCAGTTTGACGGCTTATCGCTGCTGCTGCGAACCACAATGCCAGCACAGGTAACAGCGGTTGATCTTGTTCGCAATACGGTTGACGTTCAACCATGCCTCAAGGGTAAGATGGTTAACGCAGAAGAAGCTCATAACCTGCCAATAATTAACGATGTGCCAATACAGTTTTTTGGCGCTGGTGATTTGTGGATAACTTTTGAACCTGTTGTTGGCGCTTACTGCGTTTTGTCAATATCAGATAGAAGCCTAGACGTTTGGAAAAAAACAGGCGGCATAGTTGATCCAAAGTTAAACAGGCATCACGATAAAACAGATGCTTTTGCTTATTTCGGCGTGAACCCTTTTCCAGAAGCCATCGCAAACGTGCAATCAGCAACGATGCACATACGCACCCGCGATGGCCTGACAGGGTTAAAAGTTAAAGCGGATACAATAATCGCTGATATTGGTGGCTCGCCTATATGTACTATGACGGCCTCAGATGTTACATTTAGCGTGCCGATCATCGCACCAGAAGCAACTATTGCGGGTGTGGTACAATCAACACACGGTCACCCACAAGGTAATGATAGTGCTGGCGATACACAAGTTAAAACAGGCGTACCAGAATGAGCCAAGATTTAAAATTTAGCGGTACTGATTTCGATTTATCGTTTACTGATAATGATGTTGATATTGTCACGCAAGCCGCCGAAGTGTCACAAAACAGCATGATACGTTTGCAGTTTATAGCAGGCGAACAATTTGATAACACTTCTGTCGGTATGCCTTGGCTAACTGATATGGTAAATTCTCAAGTATCGATTACAGCAAAACGGCAAATTATTAGAAATACAATTTTATCAACGCCAAACGTCAAATCATTAGACAGTTTGATTATCGGTGTTGATAGCGTAACAGGTTTGGCAGAAGGTTCATTTACTGGCACAACCGTTAACCTTGAAACCTTTGGAGGCGTTGTTTAATGCCCAACATTATTGATAACACAGGCTTTACAAAGATAGACTATCAATCGTTGCGTGCTGAAAAGGCGCAAGAATACAAAGACGCCTTTAGCAACCAAGACTTAAAAACTGATGTTGAGTCTGGCGTTGGTCAAGAAGTTAGCGTTTCAACCTTTGCGGAAAATGATTTAGCATCACGATTTGAAACTTTATTATCTGCGTTTGATCCAACATCTGCGCAAGGTGTTTGGCAATCTCGCCTAGCCATCATTATGAATAAGCGCAGACAAGACGAAGTAGCATCAAGCGTTACATTAACTATTACCGCTGATGGCGCAGGCGCAACTGTACCGCTAGGCTTTGAAGTTGCTAATGTTGCTGGTGATGTTGTTTTTAGAACTACCTCAGAGATTATTATAGCGCCATCTGGAACGGGTGACGTTGAGGCGTTTAGTGTTGACGTTGGCGCGGTTGAAGCACCAGCGGGTACACTCACAGTAATTAAAACACCGATCTTTGGCGTTGCATCTGTTACCAATGCGCTTGATGCTAGCATAGGCAGAACGCGGGAAACTGATGCTTCTTTGCGGTTAAGAATGCTAGCGTCTAGCTCTTCATCTTCATCTACTAAAATCGGTTTGGAGGCGGGCTTATCTGAAATTGACGGCGTAACTGATGCAAGAGTAGAAGTTAATACCGACATTGTGGCCGATGCAGAAGGCATACCAGCTAAAAGCGTTTTCCCTATAGTAGAAGGTGGGGCGGATAGCGATATAGCACAGACGCTAATAACGGCAGGCGTAGCGGCTGGCATTGGTTATGCACAACCCGCAGATATTCCAGCGGCAACAATTGTTAGCGGCACGTATGCCGATCCAATTACAGGCCAAGTACAGACTGCATACTGGGCGCGGCCAACTTCGGTGCGCGTGTATGTTGATGTTAATGTAGATAAGCTTGCGGATTATCCAGCCGATGGCGATGCGCGTATTGCAGAAAATATTGAAGCTTGGGTTTTAGAAAATGCTGATTTCGGTGAGGAATTATACGCCTCTCAATTATACACACCGGTTCAAGAAGTGGCTGGCGCAGTTGTTGTCAGCTTAACAGTTGGATTAGCGCCAAGCCCTGTAGGTAGCGTTGTGAATATATCGCTTTATGAAAAAGCGGCGGTAGCATCGGGCGATGTGGTGGTTGCGTGAGTACTTTTTATCAAGACCAAGAATTAATAGCTAACCAGTTTACCGAAGCTGAAAACTTTGCTATTTGGTTAAAGCAGAAAATGCTAGCTTATGATAACACTGGCGACTGGCTTGATTATCTTTATGAAAATTTAGATATTTATATCGCGCAAGGACATTGGCTTGATTTGTTTGGTTTGATTATTGGTCAGAGTCGTGCAGTTGCCGATGCCATACCAATAGACTTTTTTGGATTTCAAAGCACAACTAATGGTAAAGCGTTTGGCGTTGCTAGATTTTGGGATGGTCAAGAGCCATTGCGTTCTAGCTCAATACTTGCTGATCCAGAATACAGAATAGTATTGTTAGCCAAAGTTGCTTTTAACTATGCCGATGTGACGCTAACTGGTATAGCTAGCTCGTTATCTATCATGCTTGAAACAACTGACATCACGGTTACAAATAATGGCGTTGCCAATGTTGATATTTATATCGGCAAGGTTTTGACAGATACGCAGAAAGCGTTAGTAGTATCATTAGATTTAATTCCCGTTGGCGCTGGTATAAGCGCAGACATTACTTTTGCATAAGGTGGCTTAAATGGCTGATCCAGATTTTGATAGAATATTCGCCGCTACAGGCGCAAAAGATACCATTACCGATGTGGTCTACGATGAAGGCTGGGAGCCTATTGCACTAGCTAACCCGCCAACGAAAGCACAATTTAACTCGCTACAGAATGAGAGCGATTTAAAATCAAAGTATTTATATGATCGACTTGCTGCGCGGGATAACCTGCTAATCAATGGTGATAAGCTGATAAACCAAAGAGGCTTTGCAGGCGGTCAGCCAGCGGCAGGTGTTTACGGTTTTGACCGCTGGAAAGGTGACGCACTGAGCACCCGCATAGAACAAGTGGTTGAGAATACCGAAACATTGAGCGGTCTTTATACGATTAGTTGGGTTGGCGGTACAGGTACGGCAGACGTTGATGGCACTACTGGTTTGTCTTCTGGCGACTCAGTGACCATGACGGCCACGGGCAACTACTCGGTTATTGTGCCTACAGACGCAACTAAGATTAAGTTTGAACAAGGCAGTGTAGCAACACCTTACCAGCCTAGGCCAATAGCCGAAGAGAAGGCTTTGTGTCAGCGGTATTATCAAGTAAAAAATACATATTTTACGTTTAGAGTAGAGGCCAATGTAACCCTTCGTTGGACTACAGATTTTATGACTCAAATGCGAACAGCCCCCTCAACAACGCTAAATATGGTCAACGATGCTGGGGGCGCAACATCAGTTGGCAATGTAAGAGAAGATGCCGTTGAGTTGCAATTTACTACAGGCGGGAGTGGAACATTCACCAAACGCGGAACAGCAACCTTGGATTCGGAGTTATAAAATGAAAACATATAACACAACTGAAGATGGTAGTTTATTAATTAACAATACGACTATTCCAGAAGGTCATAGGTTTTACGCTCAAGCCCTAGCAGAGGTAGAGGCAGGCGAAGCAATTATATTATCGTATGTTGCGCCCCTACCTACTGAGGAAGATTATTCGGCGGCCATTCAATCTAAGCTTGATGAAGCAGCGCGGGCCAAAGGTTTTGATAATATCCACACGGCGGCTAGTTATGCTGATGAGCCAAGTGTTCCAAGGTTTCAGACAGACGGGATAGCCTTTCGTGAAATGCGCTCGTTAGTGTGGGCGGCTTCTTATGTCATTATGGCAGAAGTTAAAGCAGGTTTACGCACTATGCCAACCATTGACGAATTATTATTAGAGCTGCCGTTCTAATGACAATTAAAACTGTAAACTTTCATCCCGACACAGACCCAAAGCTACTATGCACTTGTGGGCATCCTGATTGCGACCAACCTAGCGTTGACCAACCGACACTTGATCAAGTTCAATTAATGCGTAACGATTTTAAATTACCAATGACACTCACTAGCGGCGGGCGTTGTAAGTATCACCCTAACGAAATTGGCAAGAAGCAACCGCGTGATCATACAGGTTTAAAAGCAGTTGATATTAGAGCCGATAACTTCCAGCTTGCAGTTAAGCTTATGACTCTAGCAGGGCGGCATGGTGCAACCAGAGTGGCGTATAGCCCAAGACTTAAATTTGTACACGCTGCATGGACTGAAACAACACGCACCGATGTGCCAACGTGGGAATATTAAAAGTGGATTGGACAAAAAAGCTTTTAGAGTATGCGCCTGATATTGCTGCGGCTGTTTTTAGCGGCGGTGCTACTTTGCCCGCGCTAGCTATCAAAGCGATTAAAGACGCCACTGGTGAAGATGTAAATAATGAAAAAGACGTTAAGCGCGTAATAGAAAATCTAACGCCAGAGCAAGAACTAAAACTTACCAGCGCAAACAATACTTTTAAAATTGATATGAAACGGCTAGGCAATGAGCTTACCTATTCAGAGCTGGCAGATACACAGCAAGCGCGTGATAGTCATAAACATAGCAAGATGCCAGCGGTCATTGTTAGTGTGCTTACGCTAATGGTTTTTGTGCTATCCATCCTATTAGTTTTTCACGCTGTACCCGAATCAAATAAAGCAGTTTTCTATATGTTGATCGGGCAAGTGGTAGCGGCTTGGATGGCGTCTGTTTCATACTGGGTTGGCACGACTAGATCAAGCGCACAAAAAACTATCCAAGCATCATTGGCATTGCCAAAACGGGGTTAAGTAATGCCGCTAGATAAAGAGCTGGTATCCACTATTATTACTGGATTGTTCTCGCTTGCTGCTATTGTTTTGACTGTCGGCTTGCCAGTGCTGTTAAGTAGACAGAAAGCGAGCAGGGTTGAATCTCAGCGGGCAGAAGTTTTATCTATCGCTGAAAAATTTGCCAGAAATGCAAAAGTGTTGCACGAGTTAAAGCACTTACTTGAATCAACCAACATAGACAGAATTATTATTTTGTTTGCACGTAACGGCACAAAGAAAGCTAAATATGTTTCTGCCACTTTTCAGCTACGCGAAGGCGATTCGTATTTTGCCTTTGATGATGTCCATATAGATGATGGTTACAGAGCAATGCTATCAGCAAGTTCTTGCGGCCTACCGTTTATGTACAGGCAAGGCGATAGCCCCAATACAATACTTGATAATATTTATTTGATGGAAGAATTGAGCGAGGCAATGATAGAAAGCATAGCACGTGAAGCGGTTGGATTTGACGGCTCAATCAAGCAGTCGCTAGTGTCTTATGCTACGCACGATAAAGAAGGGTTAACAGCACAAGCCCGAATCGCTGCCACCCTTGTCACCGATCAGCTGCGCGCATTGGTGCATCTATGATTGATTGGCTGTTCGTTATTTACGCAACGATAGTTGTTAGGACTTTTTTGATTTGCTACATGGCGTGGTCGGTCTATCGGGCTAACCTGCCAGAGTGGTTTAAGATACAGGTTTTAATCGCGGCAACAATAGCTCTAAGCACCGCTTGGGTTGTAGTGTTTAACCCTACCGCGCCAGAGCTGTTAACAGACTTAACGATGATAAAAATACTCGCTACCAATGTATCAGTTTCATTATTATGTATAGCCTGTATATCGCTATCCAAGCTAGTCTCCAATAAGTAATTTCCTCGCATCTTATACGTGCGCTGTCGGGGTCTTTTGACAGCGATAACGGTACATTAATAACACTTTGCTAATTGAGACTACGCTGCGCTTGCTCATTAGCGCTTTGTTATGTGTCTATTGCTGAAACATTCTCGACTTCAAACCTTGGATCGTATTCAGTAAAGAGTTTAACCGCATGAATTTTCCCGCTTTTATCTTCAACGTAAACCGTAAAGTTCATATCACTAGCTTCATCAATTTGGTGTTCTTGTTCCGCAAAGTCTTTCGCTACATCTTCGATAACATCTGAATCATCAATATCATAAGCGGCAACTGGGGCAACAAGTTCATCTTTATAAAATCCAACTCTCATTTCAATAGCTCCTGTAATTTGCACATAACAAGCCGTAGCAAAAGACCTTCGGCTTGTGTACTAATGGTTATTCGCCAGCATGTTCGCGCTGTCGGGGTCTTTTGACAGCGATAACGGTGTAATAATAACACTATGTTGCGTGAGTCCTTACAGGCTCACGAACAAGGCGTTAGGCGACTACATGGGAGCCTCAACCGTAAATATATAATTCTTGCCTTCTTCCGGCTCCATGCACTCCAGATCGTCTGGGCGTAAACAATGGCTAGAATAATCATCCCCATTAAAAATACAGCCTTGGCAGGTCATCTCAACTGTTTCTATTTTATTTAATTGAGCATCCATAATTCTCACTCCGTAATGCGCCTAACAAGGCACGTAAATCTGACTGCTTCGCAGCAGTTTCGTTTGTGGCTAAACCTTCAAATCTGGAAATGATTTACCGTAGATAATATTGTCAACAGTCGCGCTCGCTACATCTGGAAATGCCGCCAGTATCTTAGCTCGCGCTGTGCCAGTAGAACGCATTTTACGTATGGCTAAAATGGTTTCTTCTTCTAGCCATGCCTTTCGTTTTAGTTTAAATGGTTGGTGCTTTTTCTTTTTCATAATGCCCAAACCTCTCTAAACAATTCGACAAACGAGCTACCGAATACAACGTGCTTCACGCCGTCTTGAGTAAAGCTTGCGGCGTAATACGCTGGGTCTTTTTCGTTATTAATCCTCTGAATTTTCATCTTCAATAACCTCGCTAAAAACAATTATAGAAACAACAACTACACCAACAACTAGAAACCAATCTAATAAACTCATGGTCGAACCTCTTCAATGTCTAAGTCTAAAAAGTAGCAGGCATTTTCTAAACAGTTTTCAAACATCGCTTTTTGCAATATCTGGCCAGCTTCGACAAACTTGCCAGCAGCAATCAATAGCGTAGCCTGCTCGCCTTCATCGGTCAAAACTACTTCATCCATCTCTAGGCCAACATCAAAGCTAAAAGTGCTCTTATGCTTGCGCTCAGTGTGACCATCCATCATTAGTACAGCTAATGGCGTTACTTTGGTTTCCCAGATTTCAAGGTTAGCGGCTTTTAGTTCGCGCTCTTGCTGTAGTGTCATTGTATTCATATTTGACCGCCT